TTCACAGGACATAATAATTACAAACTTTTTAACTACTAGTCCGGTAATTTCATATAGCATTGCTGCATATGCTGCACACTGAACGAAATATCCATCAATCCAGTCTCTTGGTTTTGGTTGTTTTGATGACTTAAAATCGATGATTGAAAGTTCACCATCAAATTCTGCTATACAGTCACAAGTACCTGCAATACCAAGAACTTCGCTGTACAACGCACCTTCAAGCGCATAGATATTATTTATGCGCTCTAATGTCGGTTTAGCAATCTTAAAGAGATGCTCCGAAATTGGTTGGACTGAAGGAAGTTCTTTGTTCAATAAATGATATTCAACAAGAGTATGCATATCGGTTCCCCGACTTGTTGCTCTCTTAGTAATCTTATCTGCCTCTTCTACTCCTACTCTCTTTCTCCACGCATTAAAGAAATCTTTCTTATAATGACTAATTACTGAAGTGATTGATACTAACTTTTTATTACCTGAGGGTAACTTATAGTATCTCACATTGTCTATCAGTTCCCTTTCAAGAACTGGTAGATCCAATTCTACATGTTCAAAAATCATATAATAATGCGGTAAAAGTATACGACAATCAGGTAACGTATCTGAATAAAGTAAAAAGTGATAAAAGTATTACACAACTTACTCAATAGTCATTAATTACAAAGAAGGATATCATATGGACAAACAATTACTAAAAGCGTACATTCGTACCATTGTTGAAGAAGAAGTCAAACGAATTCTTCCAGAACTATTGTCTGAAGCTGTTACGGAAATCAAACAAATTTCGGAACAAGCACCTGTTCGTCAAGCAACAAAACCCAAAATTGATCGGTCAAAATTGGCTGCAATGATGGGTATTGATTATGATGGACAAACACTTCGTGCTACATCTACCGACAAAATCATGGGCCGTCTCCCCGAAGACGCACCAGCAAACGCTGACCCAGAAGTTGTCAAAGCAATTAACCGAGACTATTCACAACTTATGAAAAAGATGGGAATCGTCTGAGATAATATATGGCATTGAAAGGTATTGGAATTACATTACCCATTCAACTCGGTAATACGGGATATTTTGAACAAGCATTTGACACCCTGACACAAGTTAAGTCAAACTTTATTAATTTGATACTTACTAGAAAGGGGGAACGTGTTCATCAACCCGAATTTGGGTGTTGTATTCACGACTATCTGTTTGAACAACTAACTCCTGAGAACGTTAGTGCTGCTCAACAGTGTGTACTTGATGCCGTAGAAACATGGATGCCATTTCTTGAATTGGTACAGTTTGAGTTAAATGCAGATCCCATAGACATTGACAATAATACGATGAAATTGTATGTCGGATATCGGTTGAAAGCAAATCCTAACATTCGTGATACGATTATTTTAACGTTCTAATCGGAGTTCGTCATGGCAGTGAACCAATCCATTACCAAAAAATTTATTCCGAATTATAAAGACGTAAACTATCTTGCAAAGAGTTTTCCTGAATTTCGGCAAAACCTTATAGAATTTGCAAAATCGTATTATCCTAATACCTACACGGATTTCAATGAAGCCTCACCCGGTATGATGTTCATTGAAATGGCAGCATATGTTGGGGATGTCATGTCCTTTTACATTGACAATCAATTTAAAGAAAATTTATTGACATATGCACAAGAACGTCAAAACATTATCGCAATATCACAAGCATTGGGGTATAAACCACGACTTGCTGCTCCAGCAACGGTAGAAGCAAAGATCTATCAAATTGTACCTGCGCAGGATGTGACGGGAAACTACGAACCAGACAATAGATTTTATCTGAAAGTTCTTGCAGGTTCACGAGTGTCTACTGACACACCACCAATTAAAACATTCCGATCTACAGAAGATGTTGATTTTGGTGATCCAAAAAATAGAGAATTGCGAGTGTTTACTCGGGACGAAAATACAAATGCTCCAACTAATTACATTGCTTCAAAACCGATTAAACTAATTGCAGGTGAAACTAAAACCGCAACGTTTTCCTTTGGATCTGCACAAAAATTTTCTCGTGCAGAACTACCAGATTCAAATGTCATTTCAATTGTTAGCGTTGTTGATTCTGATGGAAATGATTGGAGTGAAGTAGATTTTCTTGGACAAGATATCATTGCAGAAGAAAAAGATATTACGCCAAGAGGAATTGATGGTTACGTAACATCAAGTGCAGATACGTTTGAATCTGCACCTCCATCAAAGATTATACTGATGAAGAGAAAACCTCGGAGATTTGCAACCCGAATTAATACAGATCTTCGTATGGAATTAATTTTCGGTTCTGGAGATGGCACCGCAGAAGAAGATATCATTACATTAAATGCAAATCAAATAGCTAACAACAAATATAATCAAGTAGTTGGAAATACTTCATTAGATCCAGCAGACTTCCTTAGTTCGGACATGTTTGGACTTGCTCCAGCAAATACTACGTTAACAGTGACATATTTAATTGGTGGTGGAGTTGAGTCAAATGTACCATCAAACAGTATTGTACGGATTGATAACCTTGTTGTAGGTAATCAAGTAAGTAATTACCCAGCTTCGCAACAGGGATTGTTTACTACAGTAGTAAATAGTGTAGCAATTAATAATGAAGAGCCTGCAACTGGTGGTGGTGATGTTGAAACGATAGAAGAAATTCGTCAAAATGCATTAGCGTTTTTTAATGCGCAAAATCGTGTGGTCACTGACAGTGATTATGTAGTTCGGTCACTTGCCATGCCACCAAAGTATGGTACAATATCAAAAGTATTTGTGGTTCGTGACGAACAAATTAATGCCATCGCTACTGCGGATTCTGGATCATTGATAGTAAACAATGACGAAAATCCTTACAATAATAGAGTGTATGTTCAAGATCCCGTTGCACCCAATTCAATTAATTTATATGTACTTGGGTATAATGCACAAAAGCAATTGGCAACGTTGAATTCACTTGTTAAGAAAAATTTAGCAAAGTACCTCGAACAATACAGGGTTTTAACCGACGATGTAAATATCTTAGATGCATTTGTTGTGAACGTTGGGGTTCAGTTTGACATAGTTGTATATAGAAACTATAACATGAACGATGTGTTAGCACGTTGCATTGATACAGTAAAAGATTTTTTCAATATAGATAACTGGCAAATTAATCAACCAATTATTCTAAACGATTTACGTCTAGCTATCGGATCGGTGGATGGAGTACAGACGGTCACATATGTAAACGTATTTAATAAGTACCGATTTAAAGATGGGCGAGATTATCAAGAATATCGTTACCCGATTGATGAAGCAATTGTAGACGACATTATTTATCCATCATTAGATCCGTGTATATTTGAAATACGGTATCCAGAAACGGATATTATTGGTAACGCACGTCAATAGAGATAATACATGAGAACCTATATTTTACCGACTGAAGACGCAAGTATATACCAACGATATCCATCAACAAACGGTGGTTTGGATGAAATACTTGAACTTGGTAAACTGGTCAAACCATTAGACGGTAGTGGTATGTACGCATCTGCATCGGTACGTACATTACTTAATTTTGACATCACTAGCGGATCAAATTATCCATCTACTGCAAAATATTATCTTAAATTGTATCTTGCCAATGGAGAATATGTCAACCGATATCAAAAAATTGAAGTGTATCCAGTATCACGTAGTTGGACGGAAGGAAGCGGATACTTTTACCAAGATGTAAAAAATGTAAGTGATGAGATAACATGGGAAAAAGCTAATGCAACAACATCGTGGAGTTTAGCAGGTGGTGATTTTGTAAATACACCATCGGCATCAAAAACCTTGTCAGAATTTCCACTACAAGATATTCGTATTGATGTGACTAGTATAGTTACACCAGTGGTTAGTGGATCAAATACAACTCCGTGGTACGGGCTACTATTGAAATTTCCAACAACAGATGAATCGGACACCACTAACACAGGAAACATAAAAATATTTTCTAGTAATACTCATACTGTGTTTAGTCCAAAATTAGAAATTGTTTGGAATGATCAGACGTTTAGTACAGGAAGTTTAAAACCAATTCCTAACGGTAATGTTACGATTCTTCCAAAAAATATCAAAGAAGCATATACACAGGGAGAAATTGATAAGGTATACTTTGTAGTTCGTGACCCGTATCCCGACAAGAAATTTGACGAGAAACAAAGATATAGAAACATGTATTATCTACCATCGGAATCATACTATCGTATCAAAGATCAAGTATCTGGAATGGTACTACAAGATTTTGACCAGTATTCTGCGATAAGTTGTGATGTATCGGGATCATATTTCGTATTAGATACGACAGGTATGGAAGTCAACCGTACATATGAAATTGATTTGAAAGTGAAGAAAAATAACCTCGTCTTCTTCCCCGAATTCAACTATATATTTAGAATAGACAACAATGACTGATATATTACAGACATTTATACCAAAATTTGTTCTTAATGCACAACGAGACAATGATGATGTTATCACGGTCACTACAAGATATTTTTCTCCTGAAGGTGATGTATATGAATTAGACAAAAGAACAATCTCACCAAATGTAATTCAAACTACGCAATCACTATCAGAGTTAAAACCAGAAGTTTCTGAGATATATCCTTTTAAAATTGTTCCACCGAAAGATTTTGATGGATCAACACTATTACAAACTCCTGGAATAGGAACATTTCCAACCGCTTCTCAAAATTATTATGCAGCAGTTTATTACGAACGATATAACGATACAATAATGCGGCAAATCAGTAAACAATTTACTGAACTCACTGTCGGTAATTAATTATGCCAAATCAAGGTAATTTCCGTAGCAATGTAACAACAACCGCAGATATCACATATCTGGCATCTCGTATTGTTCGCGTCCCGACAGAAGCAATTTATCTAGAACAAACTGCAGGAAGTTTTGGATTTGACATAAATGATAATATTGAACTTCATTTCTATACGATTCCTGACAACCAACTAGAACTTAGTACAGTTATTACACTAAACGATGATGTTTTAAAGTTTCATGTTGTTTCTTATGAAGATAATACAAATAGAACTTATCTTCGTATAGACTTTACAAAATTATTCTTAGATAAAAATTTAATTCTGATTCCAGGCGACTACCGACTTGTTATTAACTTTTTTTCAGATGAGATTG